TAGATGGATTCATTACCATTACAACTCTGTTTCTTGCTCCCTTCTGTCTTACTGAAAAATCTATTTTATCAAATACATCTTCATCAACCATTTCTTCAGCTTCATCTATTATCCAAGTTGTTATACCTTGTAAAGATTTAAGATTTGCTGTTTGGTCACCAGAGCTTGTTTTAATACCTCTAAATAAGATCTTGCTACCAGTTTCAAGATTAGTTATTTCATTGCTTGTTATATGAAATAAATGCTCCCACTCCATTAATTCTATTTTTTCCTTAAACTCTGGTATAATAGAAATAGATGCAGACCTTAATGTATATCTTGTGAATAATATCTTATGTTGACATTTATTATCAAAAGAAAGTACAAGAGTATTTAAAGCAACTGCAAAAGATTTTCCAGAACCTCTACCACCAGTTAATAAATAGTATCTTGTATTGTTAGGAAATATATTAAATTTAGGATTTAGCATTGTTGCTTAACTTCTTCATCATTTCGTCAAAGTCAAAACCAGCATTATTTGTATTAATGTCAACAGTATCTTTTGCTGTTCCATAACCTGAATCTAATAACGCTTTGTATGCTGATACATCGCCTTCCATTGCTTTACGTATTAAAGCTAATGTGATAATGTCTTCTTGTGTTAAAATTTCATCTTCACCAGTTAAAGGGTTCTTTCCTTTTCTTGTAGCTTCTAACCATCTTCTTGCAATTGTGCTTCTGTTCTTAGATCCTTTTGGTCTGCCTTTTGGGTTTCCAGATTGACCTTTTTTAAATTCGTGTTTCTTTATGTTATCTTCGTTTGCCATTATTGTTTATATTCAAAATTATACGTCTTAACTCCTTTTTCTCTAAATCCTTTTTTTCTTAACATATTACCTCCGATAGTTAATTTTCCCATTGTTCTTTTGAAACCTAAATATTTCCAATTTTTATTTTTAATTCTTGATTTATACATAGGAACAGAACTAAATTTTGCCATAATTCTACAATCAATTTTTTGTAATAATAATTCTGAACATTTATCTACCATTTTCATTCCTAATCCTAAACCATTATAATCTGGATGAATAACAACTCTATTAGAATGATATATAATTTTAGTTTTTTTTCTGTGTGGCACATAATTAGCAAAACATTGAAAACCTATTTGATTATTATTATAAAATAAACCATATAAATATATTTTACCGCCTGGCAATCGTTCATTTAAATAATGATACTTGCTAAAGTATTTCCAACTTGTTCTGTCAATTTCTTTAATTTCAAATTTGAGTTGTTCTCGTTTTGTAAAAAAAAAATCTTCCGACTTTGGAAGTATAAATTTTTGTTTGTTACAATCAATCATCCAATCAGGATGTAACCACTCTAAAACATCTTGATGGCACGAACACAATATTATTTTTTTATTATTACGCTTAGCGTATTTATATAAACATAAAGACATAGCTTTGGCAACAGTTCTATCCACAACAGATGTCCATTCATCTATAAAAACAATATCGTCTGATTTAGTCATTAAATAAACTGCTTCTGCTCTTGCTCGTTGTCCATTTGATAAAGTTTTAACAGGTCTTATCCAACAAGGAACAGAATTTAAACCAATACCATTTAACATTTTAGCACAATCTTCGTAAGACATTTCTTTTGGCAATTGATTTATTATTGGTTGATCTTCATTTAATTTTACATCAAATATTTTATTTCCAAATAAATGTTTTATCATTGTTGTTTTGCCACTTCCGCTATTGCCATAAACTAAACCAATATTCCATTCATTAGGTATTTTAATATTGTTTACTTTTAAATGATGAATTGATTTTTTTTCGACATCAATATCTAAACTATTAGCAGCAACTTGGCATCTAAATTCTTTGTTTACTTCTGATTTTAATATTACTTCTATGTCTTTTGGTATCATTGTACTATTTTAATATTTAAATTTTCTGTCTTTAATTTTTCATACCATTCTTGTGCATTTTCTTCTGATTCAAATTCTATATTTAAAAACCATAAATTGTTTTCAATCTCATATTCTTTCTCATCTGTGTTAAAATCAAAAACAGGTACATCTAAACCCCATTCTTTTAACTCGTCAGTTTCCCATTCATTTGCAATCATATCCCAGTCCCATTCACCAAAGCCAACATTGTCTTTAACTATAAATTCGCGCTGTTGTTCCGCTGTTAATTCGCTTGCTTGTATTATTGAAACTTCTTTTAAACCAGCTTCTTGACAAGCTTTTAAACGCATATTACCGCCCAGCACAATCATATCTTCATTAACAACAATTGGTCTTATTTCCAGCATTTCTGGAAACTCTTTTATTGATCTTACTAACTTATGAAATTTATTATCTTTTATCAGTCGTGGATTCTCTGAGTTTCTTTTTACTTGAGATATTTTTACTTTCTGTGTTTTCATCTTTAAAAAATTTTAATAGCTTTCTTTCAATTGCTTTTATTTTCTCTGTCATATTCATATTCATTAAATAACCTTTTCATTGTTTCTACTAATCCCCTAACACAACTACCACAGCTTGATGTTTCTTTATTAGTTTTAAATACTCTATTATGTATTTTAATTAATTCTTTTTGTTCTATGCTATTAACTACGTTTTTATTAATACTAAAGAATCCTTTTAAATAGATATATTCATCTTCAGTTAAGCAATCAATATTTTTATAAGGAAACATTTTATTTAACTTTTCTTTTCTCGTATCGCATCCGCAATCTTTTCCAAGTTTATCAAATATCCAATCAGTAGCTTGTTTTATTCCTGTGGCTTTTGTAATCTTTTCTACTGTATCTCCAAGACCTTTACTTTTCATTAATCTTTTTTTTTATTTGCTTAATACAATTATTTATAGTTCTCCACACTACAACGTGTGATATATTAGTTGCTGCGGATAATTTTCTTATACTGTGAAACTTTTTTCTATATAGATTAAATAGCTTTTTATCAAACCAATAAAACTCATTAACAATATCATCTACCATTTGTTCTATATCAACATAGGGTTCTGTATCTGCTTTTATTATGTTTTTTAGGTCTTTATTTATTAAAATATCTTTATCATTTTTAATTGTATCAATAAAAATATTTCGCATCATCTTATATATAAACGCTTTATTTAAAGAATCGTTATACAGTATGTCTTTAATTTTTACTTTACCACTATCTATTTTGCTATGTAAAGCAATATAAAAGTCGTGTAATAAATCTTTTGGTGGTGTCTTACTATTTTTGCTTATTTCTTCGGCCATATTGAGCCAAACCTTTTCATCTCTTACTAAGATGTGTAATATATTATTTACTTCTGTACTCATCTAGTTCCAGCAATAAATTAACAAAGTCATTATATTGTAATGCTATATAATCCTTTTCAAAGTTTTTAGTAAATACAACTACTGGAGTTTTTAAAGTTCCTATTGCATCTCCTTCGCTTTGTTCTAATGCTTTCCAGATGTTTAATTTTTCTTGATTTTTACATTCCCAGCTATATTCAGATAATATACCAGATAGTGTCATAATATCTCCTTTAATGGATAACCCTCCAGAGTTTGGGGTTCTTCTTATATTTGTATTAAATTTCTTAGCTAAATCTTTTGCTATTTTTAGCTCAAATCTTTTACCTTTTTGATTTGCATTTAAACTCATAATATTTCAAAGTGTTTTCTTATTGCTGCTCCTAACTCGTAATTGTTAGGGTGTATATGACACAGATAATTAACAGCATTGCGCACATAAGTATCAGAGATAATATCCTCCAAGTCCGATTGCTCATATTTTTTTTTATTCTTCAATATATTTTATATATATATTTGTTAATAAACATCCGCATAAAAAAACTGTAATATGCGATACTAAAAGCCAAGTAATTATTTCTGTCATAATATTTTTTTTACTCTTTGTTTTAGTAAAGCAGTTTCTTTATATGCTTTAATATTTTGTAATTTTATAGAAATTATTTCACTTTTCAAAGTTTCTATGTAACTTTCTTGCTTAAACATTACGTTTAAAGCTAAGTACAAGCTCTTTAAAGAACTTTCTGCTTCTTTTGGTATAGTATTATTACCATACTTATTTTCAATCTTTAGAATTAATATTTCTATTTGATTTTTTGCGTGTATAAATTCTATATCATTCATCTTTTTAAATCCATTGTATATAGTAACTCATCTCCAAGTTTAGTATCTATTGATTTTATTGTTCTATATATGTTTATGCTTTTCTTTTTTACTTCATCCTTTTCTCCTTTTGTTGAATCTGTACCTAGATGCGCATATAATGAGCAATCTATTCTTAATAATTCATCTATTTTTTGTTTATCAGTCCAGCTTGTAAACTGTATAAACTTTTCTATGTCTATGTATTTATATCTCATTGTTTTTAAAGTTTTCGTTTCCTATATAATTTATTTTATTTATTTCAAGCATTTTATTTAAACGCCTTGTTTCTTTTGTTATTAATTGTTTGTAACCAACGTGTTTTGATTTTTCTCGGCGATAATCTTTTAAAGATTTATTATAAACACCAATATCTTTTAATGCCATTTGCATAACCGACCTCATTAA